ATTGGGAAGATTTTCCCTGAAAATGGCTCGGCCAAGCATTATTCGGACTAAAATGGATTTTAATGACTGAATCAACTGAGATCGCCCGAGTTAGGGACGAATCGGCTTACCGAGGTGTGGTAAACCCTCGAATTCACACAAAACTAAGCGATTTACCCTCTCACGGCGAGCAAATGATTAAATTTTGCGAAGAAATAGGCTTTGAGTTGCTTCCTTGGCAACAATGGCTCGCTCATCACTCGCTTAAATACAAGCCAGACGGCCGATGGGCGCACCCAATAGTTTGCTTATTGGTGGGCCGTCAAAATGGCAAATCTACGTTTATGGCCTTAAACATTTTATTTAGAATTTACGTTTTAAAGGAAAAGTTACAAGTCCACACAGCCCACAAACTTACAACCTCAGCCGAACTGTTTTATAAGATTTACGCGATTATTGAGCAGACTCCCCGACTAGCTGCCGAGTTCACTAAAAAACTGGAAAGTAAGGGATTTCAAGAATTACAGTTCACCGAAGGCCGTCGATACATAGTCCGAGCTAATAACTCGGCCGGTCGAGGAATAGCTGCGCCCGAGTGTATTCACCTTGACGAGGTAAGAGACTATAAAGATGAGGATGTCTGGTCTGCTCTGCGTTATACCCAAATGGCTAGTTCTAATCCTCAGACTTTCATTTACACCTCTGCCGGAGATCAACATTCGATAGTCCTAAATAAATTACGCGAGCGAGCATACGCCGCAATACACGGCGTCTCTGACGATATTGGATGGTTCGAATACTCTGCGCCTAATCATTTAAAATTTGATAATTCATCAGATTTCTGGCTTGGCGTCTCACAAGCCAATCCTTCTCTCGGCTACACAATTCATCCGGACAACATTCGAGCAGTTTTAAATGATCCTGAGTCAATTGTGCGCACAGAAGTCTTAACTCAATGGGTCGATACAATCAACCCCGTTATCAGTCCGTCACAATGGGAGAGCTGTAAAGTTGAGGGGCTTCGGCTCAACCCTGAATCTGATACTTGGTTGGCTATCGATCTTAGTCCGGATAGAAAGCAAGCGGCGCTAGTCGCTAGTCAGAAGCTCGAGGGAGATCAGTTCCAAGTCATACTTCTGCAGACTTGGCACAATCCGTCTAATCTCGACGACAAGTCTTTGGCTAACGATTTAGCCGATTGGGTGCGTAAGTATCCGGTTCAACTCGTTGCCTATTCAGCGAGAACCGCTTCAGCCGTTGCTGCGCGATTAGCACCGGCAGGAATTCGGACTGAGCCGATAGATGGTCTTGACTACGCCCAAAGCTGTGATGAGTTACTGGGAGCAATCTCATCTCAGCGGTTAGTTCACTCGGGACAAGATGAACTGACTAAACAATGCCTATCCGCCGTCAAACTACCTTTCGGTGACGGCGGTTGGGTAATGGGTCGGAAAGTAAGTAATGCGGTTATTTGTGGAGCTGTTGCGTCGGCTATGGCGACTCATTACGCCACAAAAGCCAATGATGGTGTTGATATTGTAATTGTGTAGCACAGACCCCTTACAATTCTGATGTAATGGGTGCTATCAGAGATTTCTTCTTTCCACAAGTAACCGCTGTTCGGGTTGATAAACCTTTGGACGTTCAAGCAGCGTTAACACCGGTTCAAATCACCGACTCAATTTATAACATTCTTGGCGGCCCAACTAATTCAACTCGCCAATTGGCGATGAGTGTGCCGTCAGTTGCTCGCGCTAGAAATATTATCTGCGGAACTATCGGCTCATTACCTCTTACAACATTTAACCGCATTACTGGCGAATTTGTTGATCCGCACAGAGTAATAAACCAACCAGATCCTCGAGTTGCTGGTTTTGTAATCTATAACTGGCTCGCTGAAGATATTTGGTTGTATGGCGTTGGCTACGGACAAGTTTTAGAAATGTATGCTGCTACTGATGGCGGACGCGTTCGCGCTTGGACTCGCGTTAGTCCAGACCGCGTAACAGTTGACACAAATTTTAAGAATACAGAAATTACCGGATACAAAGTTGACGGAATGGCAGTTCCGCTAACTGGTGTCGGTTCTATCATTCGCTTCGATGGCCCTGATGAAGGATTACTTCACAGAGCTGGCAAAACAATTGCGGCGGCTGTCTATTTAGAGAACGCAGCTGTTAATTACGCGAAAGAACCAGCGCCTTCAATGGTTCTTAAATCTAATGGCACAAATTTAACCGCTGAAAGAATTTCATCTCTTCTTAGCGCTTGGCGCACCGCTCGCCAATCTCGTTCAACTGCTTTCCTTAATGCTGACGTTGATCTCAAAGAATTTGGTTTCGATCCTAAATCATTACAGCTTGCAGAGGCTCGCCAATATGTAGCGCTTGAATTAGCTCGCGCCTGTGGCATTCCTGCTTACTTCTTGAGCGCCGAAACTACTTCAATGACTTACTCAAACGCGGTATCAGAGCGGCGCTCACTAGTCGATTTCTCACTTCGCCCAATACTTAAAGCGATTGAGGAAAGGTTGTCGTTACCGGACTTTGTGCCTAATCCTGTAATGACTCGCTTTGCACTTGACGACTTCCTACGCGGCAACGCTTTAGAACGCGCTCAAGTGTATGAAATCCTAAATCGAATCGGTGCGATGAGTGTCGAGCAGATTCAACGAGAGGAAGATTTAATTCCAAATGAAAATTAAAATGCCAATGGTCGTAACCGCTGCCGACACAATTAAGCGCACAATTAGCGGAACTATTGTTACTTGGAACGAGCAAGGCAACACCTCAGTAGGCCCGACAGTTTTCGCTTTGGACTCAATTGAAATGAAGCCTGTTAAATTGCTATTGGAGCACGACCGGACTCGTCCAATCGGCAAAATGGTAGCTCACGAAGTAACTAAGAACGGAATTGTGGCTACGTTCAAAATCGCTAACACTATGGCCGGAGAAGATGCTTTAATCGAAGCCACCGAAGGATTAAGGGATGGCTTTAGCGTTGGCGCACAAATTAACGAATGGGTTAACAATAAAGGCGTTATGCAAATTACGAGCGCTACCCTCGACGAAGTTTCATTAGTAACTGATCCAGCAATCGACTCAGCTCGCGTAAGCGAAGTTGCTGCATCAGAAAACGAAGCACCAAAAGAAGATTCTGCTCCGGCAACCGCCGAAGTGGACAAAACAACCGAAGGAGAACAAGTGTCAGACACTACCGCTCCTGCTCCTGCCGTAGAAGAAGCGGTAGAAGCAGCTAAGGTCGAAGCCGCTGCGCCACGTCCAGCGTTCTTCACCACTCCTCGCCTTGAGTTCACAAAGGCGAAATATCTCGAGAACAGCGTTCGCGCTAAGGTTCTCAACGATGACGCTGCTCGCCAATATGTTATGGCCGCAGATGACACAACAACTAACAACGCTGGTCTTATCCCAACGCGTCAGTTGACCGAAATCATTAACCCATTATCAAACGCAGATCGCCCAGCAGTAGATTCAGTATCTCGCGGCGTTCTACCTGATGCTGGTATGAGTTTCGAAATTCCAAAGATCACCGCTGTTCCAACAGTCGGCGAAGAAGCTGAAGAAGCAACAATCGACGAAACAGGAATGACAAACGAATTTCTTTCTGTCACAGTTAAGAAATACGCTGGCGGACAAGAGTTTTCAGTCGAACTTCTTGATCGTTCTTCACCTGCCTTCTTTGATGAACTTGTTCGTCAGATGGAATTCGCATATGCGAAGGCAACCGACGTAGCAGTTATCGCTGGCCTTGTTGCCGGCGGAACTGATGGCGGAAACCGCACACTTGACGCGTCCGGATTCTTGGATTTCGTATCCGATGCTTCAGTATCCGTTTACAAGAACACTCTTGGAACTGCAACAAACATTCTCGTTAGCCCTGAACAATGGGGCAACATTATGAACCTTGCTGATGCTGGCCGTCCGATTTATCAGAACCTCATCGGCCCATCAAATCAAGGTGGCGGCCTTTCCGGTCAGTCCGTTCGCGGTAACGTTCTAGGTCTCAACCTACGCGTTGCTCGTAACCTTGCAACCGCAGCTCCAACTGGCGATAACTCAATTGTTATCATCAACCCAGATTCTTACACTTGGTATGAATCAAGCCGTTTCCGCCTAGAGACCAACGTTGTCGCAACAGGTCAAATTAAGGTGGCTTACTACGGCTACGGCGCATTGGCTACAAAGGTCGGCGCTGGCGCTTACCGCTGGATGGTTGCTTAGTCCAACTCAATAGTTAGGCCCTGTCCGCTCCCGAGCAGGGCTTAACCCCTTAGAACGAAAGGAAGGCGAGATGCCAACGATAGTTACGGCCACAGAGCTAAGGAACATTCTTGGCGTCTCGTCATCCCTATATTCAGACGCTTATCTCAATGACATAATTGACACCAGCGAAAATATTATTTTGCCAATGCTAGTCAGTTATAAAGTTAAAATCGACGGCGTTTCTTTATACGACAATATTGCTTATTTTTCTTGTTCAACGCCAAATCTTTTTACACAAGAACAATCAGTAGTCATTACAGGATGCGGTAATCCTTTCGACGGCACAAGAACCATTGGCTCTCAATATGATGACGAATTTTTTACCGCTTCTATTGTTAATGATGATGTATTAGCAAAAAATATTATTCCAGCTGGAACTGCAACTTTGACAGGAGCATCAACCTACATCGGCAACCCTAACGTTGAGTCTGCCGTTTTGACTATTTCTGTCGAAATCTTCCAAGCCCGAACCGCAGCTGGCGGATCAATCGAAGGAATCGACTTTGCAGTAACACCTTACAGACTTTCCAAAAACCTTCTCGCTAAAGTAACTGGCCTTCTCGGGCCTTACCTCGACGTTGAGACAATGGTGGGATAATGCCCGCCTCGACAGTTTTATCTTCTATCCGAACACCGCTGGCAACTGCACTGGGGTCAGTTTCGGCCAACGTTTATTCGTATGTGCCCGAAGCTGTGCAAGTTCCAGCGGTTATTCTTGTGCCAGATTCACCTTATCTAGAACTCAACACAATTAACGACGCAACTATCCACGCAAAGATTAACCTGACTATTACCTGCGGAGTTGCTTATCTTTCTAACCCAGCTTCTCTTGATAATCTTGAGCAGCTTATATTTTCAGTTTTGGCAGTCATACCGGACGGCTACACAGTCGGCCCAGTAGAGCGGCCATCGGTTACGCAAGTGGGAGCGGTTAATTTATTAGTCGCCGATATTCGCGTCTCCACCTATTACACACAAACCAATTAAGGAGAAAAAGTGGCAACCACAGTAATCACCGGTCGCGACGTCTCGTTGTCTTTCACAGGTGGAACGGACATCGACGCCCAAGCAACCAACGCGGTTCTTACCAAGACCAACGTTCGCGAGACATATCAAACTCTCGACGGCGAGGCTTACAAGACTGTAAACATTGAGGGATCCTTCCAGCTCGATATGCTCGCCGACTGGGGTAAAGCTAACTCAGTATGCGAAGCACTTTGGGCCGCAGCTGAATCCGCACCTGACACAACAATCAGCGTAACAATGACGGCCGCAACTGGCGCTCAATTTGTTTTTCCAATTCTTCCGGAGTTTCCTACCGCTGGCGGTTCTGGAATTGACGCGCAGACAGTATCCTTCACCTTTAAGATTTCAAAGGGCGAAGTAACAGAGACATTTAGTTAAGAGGGAGATCGGGAGCTATGAAGTTAAGCATCACAATTAAATACACGAACGGCGAGGAAGTCACCTACAACGCTGGACTCCCTGAGTGGGCGAAGTGGGAACGCAAAACGGGCAAGTCGATTTATTCGATGAAGGATATTTCGGCCTACCAACAAGCGGACTTCTTAGATCTTGCTTATTACGCTTACAAGCGCGAAGCGGCAGGAAAGCCCACGAAGTCTCAGGAAATCTGGGAACTGTCCATTGATGAAATGCTGATTGGAGATGAAAGCCCAAAAGCTACGAGTCCGGAAGCGTAAATCGGCTTC